GGCAACCATCACCAAAAACACCAAGGACGCCCGCGTGCAACTTGGCTCGACCCCTTGGGGCAACCTGTCGGCCCTTCCCTACAAGGTGCAGACCAACGCATCCGGCGCCGTCATCGGCTCGGACACCACCGCTGCTGTGGCCAGTGGCGACAAGGTTCGTGTGGGCCTGCTGCCCGCCGGCTTCCTGTTCGTGGACAGCGAAGTGATCGTGTCCGACGCCTGGACCGCATCCGTGACGGCCAACCTGGGCTTTGAGTACGTCGATGGCGTTGACGATTCCGCTGTGCCGCAGTCTGCAACCTACTTCGGTAGCGCGCTGGCTGTGAACGCAGTTGGTCGCCTGCGCAATGCCACGACCAACGCCCCTGTGACCCTCCAGAAAGAAGCCTGGTTGATCCTGACCACGGGCGGTGCTGCCAACGCTTCGGCGTCTGTCACCGACATCGTGGTGTTCGGTCTGGCAGAAGGCGTCAAGTAAGCACGCAAGTGCGAGCGGGCTGGCTCCGGCTGGCCCGCTTCTGGAGACACACATGGAATTCGTCCGCATCAAGTACACCGGCTGGAAGCCCTACACCGACCGCACGCCGCTGAAAACCGCGTGGACGCCCGGTGACACCAAGCCCATCCCGGCCCAGTACGCGAAACCGCTGCTGCGCTTCGCCGAGTTCAAGGTGAGCGACGACACCACCACTGCACCCGAGCAAGAGCAGGCCATGGCCGAGGCCGCGACGCTGGCTGTCGAACAGGAGAAGGACGACGAGCACCAGCAAATGGAATCCATGCTGCTGCATGTCGAGTCCATGGACAAGGACACGCTCGAAGCCTACGCCGAGAAATACGAAACCAAGCTGGACAAGCGCCTGGGTGTCGCCAAGCTGCGCGCCGAAGTCGCCAACCTGATCGAGCAGTTCGGGGTGCGCTGACATGACGCTAGAAGAACTGATCCGCCGATTCCGCGTCAACGTGAACGACAAGGCGCTGCCTTACCTGTTCGAAGACTTGGATGTGACGGATTGGCTCAACGAAGCACAAGAGCAGGCCTGCATCCGTGCCCGCCTGCTGCGTGACGATGCCACCGCGGCTGTCACCCAAATTCCGCTGACCGTTGGCACGCACACCTATGCGCTGCACGAGTCGGTCTACGAGCTGATCGCGGTGCGCCTGATCCACGCCAGCGGTGATGACCCTACACCGCTACCCATCCAGTCGCGCGAGTGGCTGGACAAGAACATCCCGGACTGGCGCGAGAGCGAAGAAGAAGCCTTCTGCATCGTGCAGGACGACACCAAGATCCGGGTTGTCGGCACGTTTGTTGCCGATGACCGCATCGACTTGGAGTGCTACCGCCTGCCGCTGGACCCGTTGGTCAACGATGCCGACGAGCCCGAGATTCACCGAGCCAACCACATCCACCTGATCGACTGGGCGATGCACAAGGGATTCAGCATCCCCGATGTCGAGGTGTTCGATCCGGCTCGCGCCGACAAGGCCGAGGCCCGCTTCACGCGCCACTTCGGCCCGCTGCCTGACGCCGACATGCGCCGCATCACGCGCCACGACGTCGAGCACGCCAATACATCCATCCTGCCATGAAGCCCGTCAAAGTCCCGGGCTTCACCGGCATCAACAACCGCGCGCCGGATGACCGCCTGCCCAAGGATGCGTCTGGCAAGAGCGCCGTGCGCGATGCCGTGAACGTCGACCTGACAGAAGTCGGCACGTTCCAGCGCCGTCCCGGCTCCGAGCGCATCGTGACGGGCTCCAATGTTCGAAGCCTGACGAGCTCGGGTGGCTACGGCTACTACGCATCGGGCGCCAACCTGTACCGATTCGACGGCGTTGCGCCTTACGAGTCCGTGGCGACCTTGGCGTCGGCCTTCGCCAATGTCTGCTACGCCGAAACGCCAAACGGCCTCGCCTGGTCGGATGGCTTCACGCTGAACCTGATCCGCAATGGATCGACGGCCCGACTGGTGCCCGCCATGCCGAACCCTGCGCCGCTGTGTGTCGGCCAGGCCGGCGGCTCTTTGCGCGAAGGCATGTACGCGGTGTGCTTTGCGACCGTGCTGGCCAGCGGCCTGCGGTCAGCCTTGACAGAACCGGCTTTCGTGCAGGTGCCAGAGAACGGGCGCATCCGCCTGACCATGGCCGCACTGGCTGCGACGGTGGATGTGTTCGTCACGGCACCCGATGGCGACATCTTCTACCGCGACCGCACGCTTCCCATCGGCACCACGCTGCAAGACCTGAGCGTCATCACCTCCAGCGGTGAACCTGTGGTGCACGAGGTCACAGCCTCTCTTCCTCCTGCTGACATCCTGGCGTACCACAACGGGCGCCTGCTGTCGGCTCAGGGTCAGTTTGTTCGCTACTCGCTGCCCTACAGCCTGGGCCTGTACAAGCCCGGCACCGGCTACATCCCGTTCCCCGATGTGGTCACGCTGGTGGCCGCTGTCGAAGGTGGCGTCTACATGGCGACCGCGAAGAAGACATGGTTCTTCCCCGGTGGTGATGTGTCCAAGGCCGAAATGAGGGAAGTCGCCCCCTACGGAGCCACGCCCGGCACGTTGGCCACGATCCCGAACAGCAGGGATGTGACGTGGTTCAGCCCGCGCGGCCCAGTGCGCGCCGGCATCGACGGCTCGATCACGATTCTGCAGGACAAGCAGATCGCATTCGCTCCGGCTGATTCCGGCGCATCCATCTACCGCGAAACCAACGGTTTGCGGACTCTCATCACGGCGCTGTCTGGCAGTTCGCCTGGCAGCGGTACGGCGGCTTTCGGCTGCTACATGACGGCTCGTTCTGTCACTTAAAGGAGGGTCGAAATGATCCCGGTTGAAGGCTTGAATTACCTGTGGTCTGCCGCGCTCAAGGCCGGCACCCAATACCCGAACCTGTACGTCGGTCTGTACAAGGGAGATTACACGCCACAACCCGGCGACACGATGGCGACGTTTCCCGGGCTCGCGACAGAACAGACGCTGTACTCGCAAACCACTCGACCTGAATTGGTGCTTGGCGCTATCGCTTCCGGGGCTGTGGACAACGAGGCCGATGTGGCCCTGTTCACCGGCACCACGGCTGCCGAAACCGCCACGGGTGGGTTTGTCTCCACATCGCCGACCAAAGGTTCAACGACCGGCGTGCTGATCGCTGCCGTGCGATTCCCATCCCCTCTGCCGCTCGGTGTCGGCAACAAGATCGAAATCACCGCCCCATTCACCGGAATCTCTGTCTAAGGAATCATCATGGCAAAACAATCAACCGGCCTGCGCAATTACATGCTCGACACGGGCAGCTTCAAAGAAGCGATGGACCTTGGTTTCGTCAAAATCTACGCGGGCACCATCCCGTCTTCGGCGAATGACAGCCTGGGCGGTGCGACGCTGCTCTGCACGATCAGCAACAACTCGACCGCCACGGGATTGACGGTTGAAGCGGTGGCTGCTGATGGCGTCATCACAAAGACCGTTGCAGAAGTCTGGAGCGGTGTGAACGTGGCAACCGGAACAGCATCGTTCTTCCGCTTTGTGACCGCTGCAGACGATGGCACCCTGAGCACCACGCAGCGCCGCTGGCAGGGCACGGTCGGCATCGCCGGCCACGACATGAACATTTCGGACACCGCGCTGGTTTCCGCAGCTCCGCAGTTGATCGACTACGCGACCTTCGCACTGCCGACCGAGTAAGCCATGCCGACCTATGTGAAGGCGGTTGTCCGGGCGACCTATTGGGACACGTTCGATACCTTTGAAACGATCTCATTTCTTGATGAGTCGCTGGTTGAATCGGCAGACCTGCTGGAGGCGGCTTACTTCATCTCGGGGGATCGTTCGCCTGTCGTAAGTGGCCTCACCGGAAACGACTGCATTCAAGGGTCTGGCAGTGGCCCAGTGGAAAACGAATTCATTTTCGTGGCGCCAGATGGCATGTTCACGCTGCCATGCACGGCGCTGATCCGCTTCGCATTCAGCTATGAGCCCTACGAGGTTGATCTGTTGACCAGCTCGGACGGCGTGACGTTCACGCTTCGCGGTACTGGAGTGGCCAGTGGAACCTATTCTGACCCGCCGGTAGAGATTGCACTTTCAGGCGGTGATGCGCCATTCGTTCCCTGGTGGACCGACCACAACAACACGCAAGAGCAATGAATGGACCTGTACCCGAAACTGCCGGATGGCCCGAGTCCTGTCGGGACGGCGCAGGTGCGGGCGCAGCGGGGGGCCGGCGGTGACTGGCAGTTCAGCCAGCGCAACTCCACCACCAAGACGCGCGTCAGCGGTGAATTCAGCCGCGTCAACATCGAGCAGCTCGGGTTCCTGACCTACGGCTACCCGAAGTCCGACATACAGCAGGGCCGAACGGTCACGCGCTACCAGCTTCCGGCACAGCCCATCCCGGCCCCGAAGACCGAGATTTCGGACGCGGCTCCGACACCGGGAGCAACGTACTTCGGTGGCATCCTGCAGGACTACTCGCAGTTCGACACCTTCGCCTACACCTACACCTTTGACGCAGAAGTTCTTGGTGGTGGAACGGAAGAACAGGCGCAGGAGATCGATTACCGGATCATGCGCCGGCATGTGCAGATCGCCCGGTTCAACCAGTGGGGCGGGCACAAGGTCCTGGCCGATGTGTTCCCAGCAACCACACTCCACCTGTACGACGGCTTCACCAGCGCCGATGCGCAACTGTTCCCGGTGTTTTCTCCCTGCATGGCCTTCGCCGGGAAGATCCCGAGCACGGTATCGGACGCCCATGTGAATGCGGTGTTCTGCGCCTACCCTCGGTTTTCCGAGCGGGTGGACACGGCGGGCCGGCCACGCAACGACCCATCCGTCACCGTGGTGCAGCTGGGTCAGGTGGCCTACAACTTCGCCATCGCATCCGAGGTGTTCGCTGACCCCGACGTCGAGTTCGCACAGTACATGCCGTGCATCGCCACAGAAAACCACCTGGCGGTGCTGATGCGGGAACGCTTCTATTGGACGGAGTACAGCGGTGCGCTGGACCCGCGCGACTACTCGCGCAAATTCTGGATGCTGCGCGCAATCAACAAGAATTTCAGCACGCTGGAGGTGCTGGACCTGACCGCGCTGTTTGATGGCCAACTGTCCAACGAAACCTTCTGGTCAACGGCGGACTTCTACTATCCCGCCGCTTGGTTCACCCACATCGATGAACTCGCGGCCCAGCACATGCGAACGGTGGCACTTCCGAACAACGTCTTCTTGCTGTCCTATTTCGTGATGAAGGCCGGTACCATCGAAGGCACTTACCAGACCCACCACGACATCCGCATCGCCCGCATCGACATGAGTGCAGGCGTCACGGCCTCGATTACCTACGACGAGCCCACGGTTCGCATGGGTGAGCTTTTCGACTCGCCTTCGCTGCCGTCCCTGTTCTGGCCCGGCCTGTTCGTGTCGTGCATGGTTCACCTGGGCGAGAACTACGTCTTGGCGAAGCTGGGCCACGGACTGCAGCCATCGGCCAAGGCCTACAGCGAAGCCGACGCTACCCATCTGACGGTCACGCCGGGCGAAGAACCATTGACGTTCATTCGCAGCACAGACGGCGGATTGACGTGGAGCGACATCACGCCGACCGGGTTTGATGCCGACCTTGAGCTCGGCAAGTTCGGCGACTTCACGGCGATCGAGCCGCGCAAGGACGGAGAACCCGGGGTCGTGGCGGTCAACTCATGGCGGGCAGAAACCAGCAGCTACCACGTCTACGTGTCCAAGGATGACGGCCTGACGTGGACACGCCAAAGCAAGATCATCACCGCCGAGACATTCCGGCGCATGGATGGGACGTGGCGCGACACACGAGGCTTGGTGCTGGACGGCGCCAAGGACCTGAACACCTTCCGCCACCTGATCCCGACATCTGGCCTGCTGGACGTGACGATCCCCGACCGCTACACGGACAAACCATGATCGACGTTCACGTTCTGACCCACGCAGGAACCCGGATCGACTGGCTGGCCGAGTGCCTGCGCTCGCTGGAGGATGAGCCCTGCACGGTTCACGTCATCCGCAACATGGGTGGCACGGTTGGGTTTGGCCGCGCGCAAGGCTACCAGCGCGGATCACACCCGTTCGTGTCCTACGTGGACAGCGACGACTTTGTGTACCCGGGCGTGATGGAGGCCGTCATCGAAGGGCTCAAGACTCACACCAGCGTCTGCACCCGAGAGATTGCCTTGCACAACGGTGTAGGGTTTTTCAGAAAGCCGCGCGGTGGTCACAATCTGTTCGCAGCCCGTCGAGAGGCGATTGAACCGCTGCTGGACCACATGGAAACCATCGACTACCTGAGCGATGTCATGGTTCGCAGGCACCTGAAACCGGAGCAACTGGACTTTGTGGGCTACGCATGGCGGCTGCACGAAGGACAGGCCCATAGGAACATCAACGGCGCCATGTTGCGCCAAGAGATTGAGAGGTGCCCATGGCGCAACTGATTAAGAACCAAGCGATCACGTACATACCCGGCACTGCCGGGCGGCCAGGCTATCCGGGTCAACCGTACCGATCGGCCAGGACCACCACGGAGCGCGTGCGTGTCTGCTCCTACACCTACGTTGACACAACGCCGATCTACGCGCTGGCACTGGCAAACCCGAACACCGGCTACCGCATCCCATCTGGCGGCAAGCGCTGCACCACGCAAACCATCACGGTGTATCAGCCTGAACAGCCGTACATCGCGCCAATCCCGTCGATTCCCGCGTCGCCGGCAACCATCATCTACAACTTCAAGCTGGGATGGAATGGCCGCTCCCGCTCGATTGACTTCCTGAAAGGCCCTGGCCGCTTCACATTCACTATTCCCGTGTCGGACGTGGGCGCCGTGGTCGGCCTGTCGCGCTCGCCACAGAAGGAAGGCTTCAACGACATCCTGCACGGCTTCTATGTCGCGCACGGTGTCATCCGGGTCTACGAATCCGGCGTCGAGGTGCTGTACGTTGGCGGCATCCCGAACGCGGTGCTGTCGATCACGCGCACCAATGGGACGATTGAGTACCGGGTGAATGGCACGCTGGAGCACACCGGGGTTGATGCTGGCGGTTCGATGTACCTAGCCGCCTCGCTGTACTCGGGTGGTGATTCGGTGCTCGCCTACAGCATGGTCGAGTGGGGTGAGTCGGTGATGGATGCCGGCTTCAAGCCCATGCAGGGCTTCATGGGCACCGAGTCCTATGCCGGGGCCGCTGGATCGTTCAAGCCCATGACGGGATCCATGTCGTCGGTACGCCGCGCGCAGATGTCTGGATCCACGAAGCCCATGGTCGGCAACATGGCGGACGGCACCGGCTACTGCCAGATCACCAGCTCATTCAAGCCCATGACGGACGAGGTGTATGGCTTCGGTCTGGAGCCTGAATACAGCCTTGGCTATGGCTTCATGCTACCCATGCAGGGCGTGATGACCTGCCTCACGGGCCGCATCGCCAGCATGGCGAGCTCCACCAGGCCGATGTCGGGATGGATGGCTGATCGGCCCTATGCCAGCATTCAGAGCGACCTCAGCCCCATGGTTGGCTACGCAGAAAACTACCTGTTGCCCGGCCAAGGCGTGCTGACCAACTACCTGTTTGGCGTCACAAACATGACGGCCGGCGTGACGCTGTACGCGATCATTGACGCCAACATGCAGGTCACTGGACTCATGCAGGTGCAGACCACGGCAACCGGCAACATCCCGGTTGGGCTGTCGGCCTCGGCATCGATGGAAGTTCAGCTCACGGTCAAGGCGTTCATCGAGTCCCTGTTTCAGCCGTCTGCCGGAGCCTTCGACCAGGCCGGCGAACCGCTGACGGTCTGGGCGCTGAACATGGACATGAACGGGTCCACCCGGTACGAGGGCTACGACTTCAACAGCTTCGCCGAAATTGGAGGCCTGTACTACGGCGCCAAATACGACGGCCTGTACCTGCTGGAAGGTCCGGACGACGCGGGAGCGGCAGTTGATGCTTCTGTGAATTTCGGCAATCTGAATTTCGGCACCATCGCTCGCAAGGCGCTGCCGTACCTGTACTGCGGTGTGGCGTCGAATGGAAACCTGATCCTAAAGGCGGTGGCCGATGGTGCAACTCACCTCTACACCGTGCGCGACAACACCGAGCTGCTGAAGGCGCACCGCTTCGAGCTGGGCCGAGGACTGCGCGCCAGCTACTACGACATCACGATCATGAACGAAGGCGGAACGGCATTTGACCTGGCCGAAATCGAGTTCTTCCCGCTTGCACTTTCGAGGAAACTGTAATGGCAACCGTTGACCAAATCATTGACCGATCCATCGCGCTTGGCGACCTGAAGGCTGCGCAGTCCGAGGCCTATGGCGGGCAGGCTGTCAACGCCGCCACCGGACATGGCGACGTGTTTGCGCCCAGCATCGAGAACACGCCGAACATCCGCGAACCCAGCGTCATCATCCCGAGCCGCGCAACCGGCGTGGATAGCGCGCTGTTCGACTCGACCTATGACCGGATCATGGGCGACTTCACGGACAAGTACGCAGACTTCATCGTCAGGTACTTCCCGCTGAACCCTGCCTTGATGGCTGCCGTTGAAAGCTGGCTGCAATCGGCCATCGCTGGCGGGACCGGCATCAATGCCAACGTGGAGCGCGGCATCTGGCAGCGCGACCGCGACCGCATCACCAACGAATTCCAGGCCGCTACCGACGAGGCCGTGGGTTCATGGGCTGCGCGAGGCTTCCCGCTTCCGCCCGGAGCTGCAGTGGCCACGGTGCAGGACATCGCCCGCAAGCGCTCCGCCGCCCTGGCCGCCGTGAGCCGGGACGCCGCCATCAAGGCTTTCGAGACTGAAATCGAGAACGTTCGTTTCGCCATCACGACCGCCATCGACTACCGCAGCAAGGCCATCAGCGCGGCCGGCGACTACATCCGAGCGCTGGCGCTGGGTCCGCAGCTCGCGACGCAACTGGCGACCGAGGCTTCCGGCGCTCAGGCCCGGCTGATTTCTGCAGCTGCCGGGTTCTTCAATGCCCGCATCAGCGCCGCCCAACTGGCGCAACAGAAGAACATTGCCGAGGCCGACATGGAAATGCGCGCCGCCATCCAGTCCGATGAGGGTCGGGTTCGCTACGTGCAGATCAAGTCGAACGCCGCGCTGGGCGTGGCGCAGTCGCTGGGCACACAGGCCGCCGCCGCACTGAACGCCGTCAACGCCACGGTTCAGAAGATCGTGAGCGAGTGACGCCCATAGGGCTCGACAAGCAAGTCCCACACCAGAACAATCGCACCATCAGAACAGGAGCCCACCATGCAAGGCTTTCACCCGCAGAAACACAAGACTCAGCCGAAGAACTACGCCAATGGCGGAATCGTCAAGGGGCCAGGAAGCGGCACGTCCGATAGCGTTCCGGCCATGGTGCCGCGAGACGGGTTCGTTCTTCCCGCAGACACTGTGCAGGCGACTGGGTTCAAGCCCGGCATGCGCGCGGCGCAGTTGAGCGCTGGCGAGGCGGTGCTGAACCCGCAGCAGGTGCAGGCCGCGGGCGGGTTTCAGGCGCTGGAGGCCATGAAGAACGCCACGCACACGCCAGTACCCGAGCAGGGCGCAGAAGGGCAGAAGTTCTTTTTTGTCAATGGCGGGCCGCTGGACGATGAAAAGCGCAAGCCGTTCATGCCAACGCTGCAGCCCGAGGTGCAGCGCGACATGACCAAGATGTACAGCGCCGGCATGCCGCCGCGGCCACAGCCGGCGCCGCTTGTTGGCGACCAAGCCGCAGGCGGTGGCCGCGGGTTCATCAATCCGCAGGCCGTGAAGCCGTCGCCAACGCCATCGGGTCCAGGCTTCATGCCGGGCACTCGGGCGGTGTTCAACGAATCAGGAAAGGCTATCGGCGATCTGGCCGGGCAAGGCCGGTATGGCGCCGCGCTGGGCGAGGCTGCACGCGCCGCGACGGCGTATGGGCCAGCCGTGGCTGACGATCTGGTCGGCGGAGCAGTTCGGGCCGTGGTTCCGGGCGCGATGGACGCCGCGAAGCAGTTTCTCGGCTTCGGTGGTGAGGCTCAGGCCGCGACGCCGCCCGTCGTGAGTCCAGTCGCCAAGGCGCCACCAGTTGCCCCTGCAGCCACGGCCGTGACGCCATCCGGCGCACCAGAACAACCCGGCACGCCGGCCGCCCAGGCGAACATGCAGACCTCTGGCAATGTGAACGTGCGACGCCAGCCAAATGGCGTGATGGAGTTCAGCGGTGATAACGTGTCCGGCGATGTGAGCTACAGCGGACCCGCCGGGTTCAAGCCGCGCAGCTCCGTGTCTGAGCAGAACATGGCAGCGGCCGACAGCCTGGCGCAGCGATCCGCCGCCCGCGGGTTCACGCCGCAGGTTCAATCACCAGCGCCTGTGGCGTCTCAGAACCTCACGCCACCCGACACCGGGCAGGGCTATGGTTTCGGCTTGGCGAACTCCAACCGCATTCAGCAGCGCAACCTGTCGATGGATGTGCAGCAGGGAAAACCCGGCTCAAAACTGGCGCTCCAAGGCTTCTTGCAGCAGCAGGCCGACGCACCAGGCCAGCAGATCGAGCGTGATCGACTGGCGCAGTCCGCTACCGAATCAGCAGCAGACCGTGGATTCAAGTCGCAGGAGTTGGCCGCGCGCATGGGTGACTCAGCCGCAAATCGCGACCTGAAAGCGCAGGAGCTGGCCGACAACTCGGCGACGAACAGCGTCAAGCGCGATGCCGCTGGCGTGGAGCTCAAATCCGCCAAGCAGATCGCCGAATTGCGCGCCGCATACTTGAACGCCCGTACTCCAGAAGAGCAATCCGCAATCGTCACGAAGCTAAATGCCTTGTCAGGGAACGTCAAGGGCGACGAGTACATGGCAGTTTCCAGCGGTCAAAGCGTTGATCCAGTCACCGGAATGGTCACAAAGAGCCCTGACATCATCGTGAACAAACGCACTGGGCAGCCTGTTCAGGGGCAGCAGGTTCAAGCGCAAGGCACCGCGAAGATAACGCCTGACGCGGCCGGGAAGGCTGCATTCGACGCGATGCCGAAAGGAGCTCGCTATGTCGGGCCTGATGGCAAGACGTACATCAAGAACTAGTTGACCGGGGTCCCGCCTTTTTTCCAGAAGTCGGGATCAAAGTCTTGGTTCTTGGTGGGTGGCTCTTGGTCTGTATGGTTGTATTCAGACCACCCTCCCAGGGCGTACAGCACAACGATGACCCACGCCATGGCCAAGACCATGCGAGGCCACACGAACTTTGCTCGCGATGTGAAGAGCAGCGCATAGACGCCGAATACTACGGATGCGACCAGCAGCGCCATCACCCAGCCCGTGAGCCAGACAAATAGCGGGCTCGGGTCGCTGTAGATCATCGGGTTCCCTAGCGCCACGACCGCCATACCAACGACATGCCTGGCAACCGTGATCGCCATCGGCGTGGTTTTCTCTTGAGTCAGATCCATTGCTTGCCCCTTGTTCGCTGAAATATAGCACCGGGCTTGTCACTTCTCGCCAGCCTTCAGCTTCTCATTGATTAGCTGCAACACGCGATCAGCAATCGCTGGCGCAGCGGCCTCAAGCCGTTCAATCGCTTCGATGCGAGCTTTCTCAAGTTGATCGCCAACACTTCCAGGGCCAAAACCGAGCCTCGGTGATTCAAAGCTCTCCGAGAGTCGCCGAACAACTTCCGCCGTCAAAGAGTTGTGGTTTGACTCGGCGGCAGCATCAAGCTTGTCCTTTAGCCATTGCGGGATCCGCATGTATATCGTTGGGTCAGTTCGTGCCATCTACGCACTGTGCCACGAAAAAGATTGCACATTTCTATGCACCGTGTTTAGAATGCATCCGTGCACAGACCGTGCATAGAAATGCAAGGAGATGCAAATGAACGTAGGACGTGAATCACCGGCCGTCATGGTGCGGATGCCAGATGACCTCAAACGATGGCTCAAGCACCAGGCAGTCGATAACCGCAGGACCCTGAATGGCGAGGTGCTCTATCGCCTTGAGAAAAGCCGGGAAGAGCAGGAGAGGGTTCAAGGATCTGCAGCATGAACGCAATCACCGCCCTGGCCAACACAAGCCTGACCATGACCAGCCGGGAGTTGGCTGACCTCGTGGAAAAGCGTCACGACAACGTGAAGCGGACCATTGAAACCCTTGCCGAACGCGGCGTGGTCACTTCTCCTCAAATTGAGGAAAAGACCGAGACCGGCGGCCGGCCTGGAACAGAGTACCGAGTCGGCAAGCGTGACAGCTACGTCATCGTCGCCCAGCTTTCCCCTGAGTTCACGGCGCGTCTGGTTGATCGCTGGCAAGAGCTTGAATCCGCCAAATCGCCTGCGCTGCCACAGACCTTTGCGCAAGCGCTTCGACTGGCCGCAGAGCAGCAGGAGCAGATCGAGGCCCAGCAACTGAAGATCGAAACCGATCGGCCAAAGGTTGAATACGCCGACGCACTGCTGAACGCCGATGGCACCACTCTGGTTCGCGACGTTGCCAAGACCCTGGGTGTCGGTCCGATGAAGCTTCACAAGGCGCTCAAGGAAAAGGGCGTGATCCTGGGCAACAACGCCCCAGCATCTGAGTATGTTCAGAAGGGCTACTTTGTTGAGTCGATCCACACGTATGAAACGACCACGGCAGGCGCTCGGATCGCCCACGCTGCCCGGGTGACAGGCCGCGGCATTGAGTTCATCCGCAGATTCGTCGCCCGGCATGGCGAACTGCTGACGAGGCAACCGGCAAAAGGGGTCACGCAATGACCGCAAAAAAGGCGAAAGCCCCGACGGGTGCAACCGTCGAGGCCTTCTGGAATGAACCCACAAACAGAGCGAGATTCAACATGAAAGATACCACCTCAAGGACCAATGGGCAAGACGCCACGCTTCCTACCGTCCAGCAAGCCCGAAATCTGGCCATCGCAGTGATCCTGGACACGATGCAGATGATGGCCAACATCCGGCGTACCGACAAAGACTGGGATGGGAAAAACGACAGCGATGTGGACTTCTCGCTTGACCTGGCGCGCAAGGAACTGCAGAGCTTGCAAGCATCCAAGAGCATCAGCGAAGATGAGTTTTTCAAGTCGTGGTGGCAAATATCTTCCGTCGTTTCACTGGCGGACAACGCCTTAAAACGCGAGTGCCTGTTCAAGGATTGCCTGAAAAAACTGCCAGAGGACTTCCGGGTACTCGGAGACATGATCGAGCTTGCGGAAGCGAACTGACCATGCACACTCACCACCAAAACCCGTTCGGCCTCGGAGTCTCCGATATCGATGACGTCGTTTGGCTCACCAGCCACATGACCGGCGCCGTCGTCTTCCATGGCACCGCGTGCCAGCTCAACGAGCGCGCCGACCTGACGTCTGGATTGACCGCCAACCAGATCGCAGTTCTCGAACTTCAAACTCAACCCGCCTGAGGATCGCCATGGAACAGATTTCAGTCAAAATCGAAGGAACGGCGCCGCTGATGATGCACGCCGACACGTTCGCAAACCCGCTGCACCCTGCGACCAAGCTTCACAAAGAGCTGACCTGCAAGCGCAAAAAAACAGATGACGACCATCTGGCCATTGCGCGCAGCGAGTTCATCGCTGGGTGCTACTGGAACGCCGCCGATGGCTTCTTCATTCCAGGGCAAAACGTCGATGCAACCCTGCTGGCTGGGGCCAAGCTGCAAAAACTCGGCACGCACTGGCGGCGCGGTGCGTTGGTGCTTGAAAACCGCATCAAGATCAAGCACGACGGCCCAAAGACGCCTGACGATCTATGGGAAAACCCGGCATTTGTTGACTGCCGAGGCGTCAAGGTCGGGACGGCGAAAATCATGCGGTATCGACCAGTGTTTCTCCGGTGGGCTGCAGAATTCACCGTTGTCGTGAACCCCGATGTGCTTGATCTGCAGGAGGCAAGGAAGGCGATCACGGATGCTGGGGCGCTGATCGGGGTCTGCGAATACCGCCCGCGGTTTGGTCGGTTCGCCGTCTCTTTTGGAGCCTGAGCCATGGCTGATTCATCCGTGAAGCTGTTTCCTGCCTGGAAGCAGGCCGTGCGCGACTTCCTCAACGAGTTCAAGTATGGCGACACCGTTTCGCACGAATGGCTGGCCGATCACTTCTCCATGGTGCTGCACGATGAAAAGCTGAGTGCAGCCGAGTTTCGGGCTCGGCAGTTTGAGTGGCTGTCCAGCATCGAGGGGTTCAAGGACCAGTTGTTGCGCGACCACCAAGTCATGCTGCAGTCTGTGCGCGGAGAGGGCTATCGGTGGTGCGCGCCAGAAGAGCAGACCCGTGTCGCGACTGCGGAGTTTGAGCGCGACATGCGACGGACGTTCAGGGCAACTGCTACACGGCTCCGGTACGTCCGCATCGAAGAACTGACCGGTGAGCAGAGGCAGGAAAACGTCGATGCCATTGCAAAGCTCTCGGCGCTTCGAGGTACAGTCAGGAAGCAGATCGGCCGATGACGCAACTCCAAGCCCTTGCCGGAGGGCTTTGGGATGCGAAAGCATCATTGGATCGGCGCGGCGGGGAATGGCACGGCTAGGCCTGGCTCGGCGCGGCGGGGCACGGAAAGGTATGGGCTGTAAACAGCCTCAAGCATCGCGTGCGGTGTTTGGGGATGCGATCAGCATTAAGTGGTGTGGCCCGCCGGGGCGGGGTCAGGCGAGGCTTGCTGAGGCGTGTTAAGGCGTGGGCTGTCAACAGCAGGATGCACTTTTCAAAAGAGCGCATCCTGATGCGATCAGCATCAGCGGCGCGGTGATGCAAGGCGCGGCCAGGCTGGGTGTGGCCGGGCGAGGCTGGGCCAGGCGCGGCAAGGCATGGGCTGAAAACAGCACCGATCCTCTTCAACCGAGGTGGATTGGTAGTGTGTTCACCGGCATAGGGCTGGACGTGTCGCCACTCAAGAGCGAGAGTGGCGGCATGAACACATTTACCCCGGACATTGAGGCTGTTGCTGATCGTCTTTTTGAGCTTGCTGGATTTCCAGATCGAAGCGCTTCCATGCTTGATGAAATGAATCCAGCACATGCTCAGGGACGGCCTTGTTCTCCAAGTACGTCTGCTCCCTCTGGCGGTACACCTCCATCATCTGAGCAAGAGCGCCCGGGTTCGGGTGCGACCGAATGAGTGCGCCAAGGGCTGCAAACATTGCCGAGTGCATCCCAAATGTGAAGTCTCTCAGTTGATCCGTCTTGCTTCCCTCGTCGCTCATAAGCTTTGCTCCCTTTGCCGGGCATCCTACATGCACCAATAGCAGGCAGCAATCTGCAATTCCATCCAGCCCGGCATAGGGTTGGACGCCCCGGGCGCACTCGCCGAAAGTGCGGGGATGGCACAAGACTCATTCTCCTACGAAGACCTCACACCGATCCCGGATAGCAAGCCGGATGCATTCTCCTACGAGGAGCTTTCTGGAGACCCGCCGGCCCGAGGCTTCAAGGGCTGGGCGCAGGACATTGGCGCCACCGCATTGAAGGGCGCCATCGGCGTGCCCGAGGCCCTAGTGGGCCTGGCCGACATCCCAACCGGCGGCGCAGTCGGCAAGTTCCTTGAGAACGAAGGCGGAGCCATCGGATTCCGGCCCAAGCAGGCCAAGGAGATTGCAAGCGACTGGAACTCCGACGCCACAAAGCTGGCGCAGCAGAAGTTCCAATCCGCTGAAGGCATTGGAGGTAAGCTGCAGGCGGCCATCGAAAACCCCAGCATCATCGCCACATCGATTGGCGAATCCCTGCCGGCCATGGGTGCTGGCGGTGTCGCAGCGCGCGGCATTCTGGGTGCAACCCGACTCGGCGCCATGGGAGCCAAGGGCGCGGCCATTGCCGGCGCTGCCGGTGAAGGCGCGATGATGGCCGGCCAGCAGGCCGAATCCATCCGCCAGGAAACCGCCGATGGCTACCTGACGCCGGGGCAATCCGCGCTCGCGGCCGGCACGGGCCTGATCGGTGGCGTGGTCGGCGCGGCCAGCGGGCGACTCGCCAACAAGCTGGGCATCGGCGACGTTGACACGATGGTCGCTCAAGGCGCCAAGAGTCTCGTAGCGCCAGCGGCACAAGGCACGCTCAAAAGCATCCCGAAGAAGGTCATCCAAGGCGCGATGACCGAGGGTTTGCTCGAAGAATTGCCTCAGTCGGTGACAGAGCAGGTGTTGCAGAACCTGGCATTGGGTAGGGACTGGTCCGAAGGCGTTGACGAGGCCGTTGTTCTGGGCACGCTTTCTGGAGGTGCCATGGGTGGCGGCGCATCCGGCTTCAAGGGCTACATGGACTCCCGGAAGGCTCCAGACCAAGCCCCGGCGCAGCCGCCAGTGCAGCCGCCGGCCGAGCAGACGCAGCCCATGGGCGCAAGCCTGACGGGCACCGAGCCTGCGGACCTCATGGCGCGCGGAACCGACCCGCTGGCCGGGCGGATTTCAGACGCGCGAGTTCTGGCCGCCGACGCGGCGATCACGCGCAACGACTTTGCCGAGCGCAACAACGAAGCACTGGCCGGTGGCGGCATGTTTGGATCGCGCGCCGACCCGCTTGCCAACATGCTGGCAGACCAGCGCACCAGCGATGCAAACACCTCGGTCAACATCCAGCGCGCAGCGGAGAAGCGCCCACCAATGCCGGCCACGGCCGCCGCAAACATCTTGGTGGCCGCGCAGGAACAGGGCCTGGACTTCACCGTTGCACCACACCCGGACGGCGGGTATCTGGTGATCCCGCGCGCATGGGTGACACCGCAGGTTGCAAAACAGGCTGAAGCATCGCTGCGCGAGGCACTGGCTCGCGTGGCTCAAGTCGAGGATGCGCCGATCCAGCGCGCCGCTCGCGTCAGCACCGACCCGGCCGCCTTGGACCTGAACACCGATGCGGTTTCCGGGTATGTGGACAACCTGCGAACCGTGAACACCCCGGCTGCAAAGGCATTCGTTGGTGAGTTCGATGCTGGCCGCATCACGCGGCAAGATGTTGAGCAGCGCATGGCTGTTGAGCGAGGCAAGACCGCCGACGAGCGCCCGGCCGAATCCGCAGCACAGGCTCGCGCACCGCAAGACCCGTACAGCCTGCCAGCCATCCGACCGTCGCAGGCTATGGGGCTGAATCCAGCCGCCGGCCCGATGTCATCGGCGGCAGTCATTGCTGTGGACGGCGGCGCGTACCAATCCGTCCGCAACCAGGCGGCACAAACCACCACCGGAGAACCCACGAATGGCACTACGCCCGCTCAAGCCGTAGAAACAACGCCGCAAGGACGAGAAGCGCAACCAGCCCCAGCAAACCTGAAAGCGCCGCGCGGCATCCTCGCCAAGAAGGCCGAAGCCGACGCAGCCCGAGCAGGAGCAAAGAATGACCAAGCCATCCAGCCCGCCACCGAAGACACCAGCCCAACTCAGGCGCCAGCAGTACGCGGCACTGGTGTTTCTGGAGTCGATGAACAGGGTGCCGTACCGGCATTGAGCAATGTCCAAGACACACAGAGCCGACCCGCCGGAGCCGAAACCCAAGCCGCGCCAGTTGAAGCGTCAGCGCCAGCACGAGGCAATGCAGCCGCAGCCGCTGGAGTTCCCGCAGCGGGACAAGACGCCGGTGTACGGGCGGATGGGGTAAGCGACGAGGCGCCGACCGCACGGCAGTTGCGCGACATGCCGATTGACACAAAGGAGCAGGCCAAGGCCTACGCCGATGGCTACGCAAAACGACTGGCCGCAGAGGCCAAGTACGGTCAGGGCCGGTTCATCGGAGCCAATGAGAAGCCGTGGTCTGTTGCCAACGCTGACCTTGCAGAAAAGAACGTCAGGGCCAATGAGGCGGCAGAACTGAACTACTGGCAGAAGCCATACGAAGATGCCATCAAGGAATTCCGATTCCAAGGGCTACCCCGTGCCAAGTGGGAAGCAGAGCGCAAGAAGCGCAGCCTTACAACCGAAGCCGCAGCACCAGGAGCCGGTGACGTTCAAGCCGATGGGGTGAAGAAACCGCGCGGTGTGCTGGCGAAGATGGCCGAACAGAAGGCGAAGGCCGCCCGCCGCAAGTCCGAAGACATCCGCGACAGCCGCTGGGAGTCCATGAACCTGAGCGAGCGCGAGCGCGTGGCCGAGGCCATTGGACGCAAGGGCATCTTTGCCCAGAAGTTGGCAGAGAAGCGCTGGGATCGGATTGACGCCGATGTGAAGACGAAACTGCGCGAGGTGCTGGATGCGCAGCAGCCGGCAGCAGTGCCCGCAGGGAACGATTCTGCCGCCCAGCCGAAGCCTGAAACCACCGCCAAGGCACAGCCAGCAGAGCCGGTGAAGCCTGAACCAGCACCGCAGCCGAAGGATGAGAATCCCGCCAGCAAGACGCCGGCCCTGGATGAACACACCGCGGCCATCAAGGCGGTGCGCGCCGGCACGGCCAGCGTTGAGGCCTACCAAGGCTCATTCGAGTCCATGGTTGGCAACCCGTCTGCTGTCAAGGCCGAACTGAACACGCTGAACAAGGAAACACTTCTGCGCTCCGGTGGCGCCTTCTTCTACCAGCGCTACAAGTCAGAAAACAAGGCCGATGTCATCGATGCCATGTACGACGCGCTGGTCAACGAGTACGCGCTCGGCAAGGAGTATGGACCGACCGGCTACATGATGGGTGAACGCAAGAGCTACGATGCCGCCAAGGCTAAAGCGCTACGCGATCTGGTGGACGGCCAGACCGCCGAAACGCTGGCAGAGTTCGCCTCCGATGTGAAGAAGGCCAGCGACGAATACAATGCAGAGCGCGAGACAAGGGCTAAAGCGCTGGAAAACCCGCAAACCCTGGATGACTTCCGGGCCGTCATGCGCGAGCACATCAGAGGTGGAAAGACCCGCAAAGAAGCCTTCTTGATGCTCACGCCAGAACAGCGGGTCAAGTTCGACGAGATGGAGGCGGAGACCACCAAAGAGGCTCGTGAAACCCGCAAGCGCGAGCGCAAGACAGAAGTCCGAGCGGCAGGCCAGGCCACGGGCGGCGAGGTCATCGCCACCAAGCACACCCGAGACGGATACGACCTGTTCGTGGTGCAGTTGTCCGATCGCCTGAGCCGTGAGGACTACACGACCGTGCTGGCCAGCGCCAAGAAGTTGGGCGGTTGGTACAGCGCATTCCGCGTGAAGGGTGCCGTGCCAGGGTTCCAGTTCAAGGACAAGGCAAACGCCGAAGCGTTCTTGAAGCTGGCTGGCGGCGATACGACCGACGCACAAGCGCAGGCCGAGCAGCGCCGGGATGCCTTCGAGGACAACCGCAGCGAAACCGCAGTGGAGCGGCTTCGCGCCATGGCCGACAAGCTGACCGAGCAGGCCGCCGAGATTGAGGGCCGCGACCGCAAGACCAACACCGAGCGCCGCGCCCGCTTTGCATCCAGCGCACTGGCCGAGGCAGCCGGCATGAAGGCCAAGGCGCAGACCATGCGCAATGTGGCGCAGTCTGTCGATGACGGCAAGGCCAAGTTTCTGGACGGCATCCGAACAAAGTCCCAGGTGGACACGCTGACCGGCCTGGTGGCAACGGCGAAGAACAACGAGCTTCGCGCCAAGTACGAGACCTACGCCGAGCAAGAGAAGCGCAAGGGTGAGCCACCGACCGCTGAGACGGCCGACTTTGCCGAGTTCCCAGCATTCACCGCCTACCGCTCAGACCTCGCCAGCCTGGCCCGCCAGATGCAGGACGTTGATGGCACGAAAAAACTGGGCGATCAGCTGATGAAGGTGGCCGACGACGTGTCAGACGCCTATCTGGCGTTCGCCAAGGAGCCGGGCAACCTGTTCAAGCTGTCCACGTTCAGTGTGCGCCGCGGTGACGAGGTGAAGACCGCGATTTTCCCGAGCAAGGATCTGGCCGAGCGCGCCATCAAGCGCAGCGGGTTGACCGGAAAGGCCATCGTACTCGCCGAAAAACGTGGCGTGAACCGCATCATCATGAGTCCGAGCGAGGCCATCAATGCCGGGATCTGGATTGGAGACGGCGACAAGCGCATCACTCTGACCATCGACGCCGGCAACACGCTGGTGGACGCCATCGGCCGCCGTGGCAACAAGGCCAACGGCTTGACCGTGCCGTGGCAGTTTCAGACCGCGAGCGACCGCCTGAAAGCCCTGGCCCGCATGGGCATCGAGACGCCTGCCGAGTACCGATCGGCCTTGCGCGAGTTCATCGGCATGCAGGAGCGCGCAGTCGCCAACAAGGTGCGAGAGATGGAGCTTGCC